ATGGCCGGAAAACTGAACCTGCTGACAGACCCCGAGTGCAAGAACGCCACCAGCGGCGAACGCAGTATCCGCAAGCTGCACGACGGCGGCGGCCTCTACCTCTGGGTCTATGCCGATGGCTCGAAATATTGGCGCCTGCGCTACTGGCTCGCTGGCAAGGAAAAGGCCTTGTCCCTTGGCGTCTATCCGAGAATCGGCTTGAAGGATGCGAGAAAGGCCAGGGACGAAGAACACAAGCGACTCGACGCGAAGAAAGATCCATCCGCGGAGCGCAAGGCCGTGCGGATCCGGGAACGCATGACTGCTGAAAACTCCTTCGAAGCGGTGGCGCGGGAGTGGTACAAGAAGCAAAGCCACACTTGGGCCAAGGGCCACGCTGCTGACGTACTCCGGCGCCTCGAGGTCAACACGTTTCCGTTCATTGGGCGCAGACCGATCGCCGAGATCGAAGCCCCAGAACTGTTGCTGATGGCTCGCAAGATGGAGGACCGGGGAGCATTTGACTTGGCCCACCGCGTCCTACAGGTGTGCGGCCAGGTCTTCCGCTACGGCGTCGCGACCGGCCGCTGCGCGCGAGATATTGCCGCTGACCTTCGCGGCGCCCTGACGCCGCACAAGGCGAAGCATCAACCCGCTGTAAGGCCGGAGGAGTTGCCGGACTTGCTGCGCGCGATCGCGAAATATGACGAGATCGGCGACAAACAAACCCGCCTCGCGCTGCAGTTGCTGTCATTGACCTTCGTCCGAACAAGCGAACTGCTGGGCGCTGAATGGTCGGAATTCGACTTCGATGCAGGGATCTGGATCATCCCTGCCCCGCGTATGAAGATGAAGGCCGAGCATCTGGTTCCGCTATCACCGCAGGCCGTCAAGCTTCTGGAGGAAATGCGGCCCATCGCAGGCGACAGCCGCTTCGTGTTTCCTGGCCGGAACCGCTCTACCCCGATGTCGAACAACACGATGCTGTTCGCGCTCTACCGCCTGGGCTACAAGGGACGGATGACAGGCCATGGGTTCAGATCGGTGGCCAGCACCATCCTGCACGAATCAGGCTGGAACAGCGACGCCATAGAACGGCAGTTGGCGCACTGCGAGCGGAACGAAGTGAAGGGAGCCTACAACCGGGCCGAGTACCTTGCCGAACGCCGGAAGCTAGTCGACTGGTGGGGTGAGTACATTGCCGCCGTCGCCAGCGGTGCCAAGGTCGTGCCTTTCAAGCGGGTGGCATGACATCAATGGTTGCGATCGATGAGACTGCCTTGGAATTGATCATCCGAGGATACCGGTTTTGGAGCGATCCGGAGAGGATGGAGAGTGAGCTCCGCTTGGTGCAAGAGTACTTTGAAAGCATTACCGCCGAGGATGTGAATGACGCGATTGCCGAGTTCGAGCACTCAATAACTCCGGCTGAACGATGGGCGGTAGCCAAAACCATGATCGCCTATTTTCGATGGTGCTGGAGAAATGGTAAGACCCATGTCGGTGATGCCAGTCTGGATACTCTTGTGCTGTCGTTCGCGAAAGCGTCGTTCGTGAGGATTTCCGGCGCCCAGCTCGTATCAGGCAATGAAGATGATGGCGAGCTTCTTCCTGAGTGGTGTAGCCCTGACATTGCGTTTGGCTCCACGAAACCAAATTTTCGGCTCTCTGAGGACAACATCATCCGCGACATTGCAATAGCGATGCACGTCGAATCGCTGCGCCGCGATGGGGTTACTTCCGGGGACGCCAAGAAACGTGCTGCGGGGAAGTTTAGCGTCTCGGTACCGGTGGTAGCCAAGGCAATAACCTTGGGCAACAGCATTGGCTATGGACGACGATTCACTCTACTTTCTGACGATGATTTGAAGAGAGAAGTCGTCGACCACTTCGAATCGCAACAAGAAAAAACTACGCGCTAGTTCTTTCGTGTTCCGATAATCACACTGCCCCACATGCCGCTAAATGCGGTGGAACGGAGGGCAAAATGATCGAGCCGCAATTTCGATATCTAAATTTCCGACAGGTCGCCGGCTATCGCGGCTGCTCGGTTTCCACGCTGTACAACGACATCGCCGAATCCCGATTTCCAGCCGGCGAACGTTTGGGCGCAAACACCGTCCGCTGGCGGTCTGATGTTGTAGCCGCTTGGCTGGAAGAACAGTCGCGCAACTCGGCGACGATTTCCGAAGAAATCACGAAAAAGGCCAAGGCGCGCACGCACCTGGCTGTCGAAGGAAAACGACGCAAGGCTCAAGAGCGTGCGGCGCTTGCGGCGGCGCAATGACCGCCACCAGACGTGACAACGCCCGCGTGCAGGCGGGCGAAGTCGGCAATCAAAACCATATCAGGCAGTCAGATCATAGCGCAGGATCATCGAATGAGCCAGCTTGCCAGTGCCACATCAATCCCTCGGGCTGCATGGTTTGCAGGCGCTGGTCGAAGCGTATCGACGGCATTGAGGCGCGCCGCGCCAACAGCCTACGACGCCAGTCGCTCGGTCAGCGTGCCAGGGCTGGGGGTTGATCATGGCGCGTCCTTGGTATCCCTGGTACTCATCGGACTATTCACGAGCAACGGCACACCTTACTTTCATCGAGGATGCAGCATATCGGCGCCAACTTGATCACTATTACAGCACTGGAAGCCTTCCGGCAAATGCCGAAACTTTGCTGCGTGTTTGCCGAGCCATCACCGACGATGAAAAGGCCGCGGTACTCAAAGTTGCGGCCGAGTTCTTTCGCGAGGTCGATGGCTTCCTTGTTCAGGAACGAGTAGTCGAAGAGATCACCAAGAGCCAGTACCTGAGCGGCATTCGGAGCGAAGCCGGCAGGAAGGGAGCCAGCACAACGAACCGCAAGACCACGGCAAGCGCTACGGCAACAGCCTCGGCAAATGGTCCGGCAAATAAACCGGCAATTGCTGGCACAACCACAACCACAAGTAGTAAACCTTCTTCTAACGAAGAAGGTAGTGCTCAGGCTTCGCCTGCCCACCTGCCTGCATGCCCACATCAGGAAATCATCAAGCTCTACGGCAAGCATCTGCCGACACTTCCCCAACCAAGGGCATGGGAAGGCCAGAGAGCGAACAACCTCAAAGCCCGTTGGCGCTGGGTGCTGACTGCGAAGAAGCCGAAGGGCGATCGATACGCTACCGACGCCGCCAGCGCTGTTGACTTCTTCGATCGTTTCTTCGGCTACGTCGCCGCCTCCGAGTTCCTGACCGGCCGCGATGGCAAATGGCCGGGTTGCGACTTGGCCTGGCTGGTCAAGGCCGAGAACTTCGCGAAGGTAATCGAGGGCAAGTACGAGAATCGGGGCCAAGCATGAACGCCGTCGAGAGCTGTGGCATCAAGCCGCCGCCTCACTCGATCGAGGCCGAGCATTCCGTTCTTGGCGGCCTGCTGTTCGGCGGCGAGGCTGCATGGGACCGCGTTGCCGACGTGGTGAGCGAGTCCGACTTCTACCGCGACGACCATCGGAGAATCTTCCGCCACATCTCCCTGCTCGCCGGTACCGGCAAAGTCGCGGATGTTGTTACCGTGTTCGAGTCCATCGAGCGCAGCAACGAAGTCGACCAGACTGGAGGGCTGGGCTACCTGGGCGAGATCGCCAACAACACCCCGAGCGCGGCCAACATCCGGCGCCATGCCGAGATCGTCCGCGACCGCGCCATCCTGCGGCAGTTGGTCTCAGTAGGCGACCAGATCGCCAACCTGGCGCACGGCCAAGGCGACGCGCGCATTGCGATCGATGAGGCTCAGCGGCTGCTGGTGGAAATCGCCGATGTCGGCCCAGGGCGGCATGAACCCGTTGCCATCGGTACGGTGCTGGGTTCGGTGATCGAGGACATCGAAGCCCGGTACAACTCCGAGTCAAGCATTGCCGGCCTTTCAACCGGACTTGTCGATCTGGACCACAAGCTGTCGGGCCTTCACCGGGGCGACCTGATCATCATCGCCGGAAGGGCAAGCATGGGTAAGACCGCCCTGGCGTTCAATATCGCCGAGAACGTGGCGACTGCTGGAAAACCAGCGCTCGTGTTCAGCCTGGAGATGGGCAACAAGCAATTGGGCACCCGGGCTATCGCCAGCCTTGGCGGCGTGTCGATGGAGCGCATGCGCAGCGGCCGGCTTCTGGACTCGGATTGGGACGGCATCACGACGGCGCTGGGAAGGCTGCACGACGCGCCGTTGATCGTCGATGAGTCAGGCGGCCTGACCGTTTCGCAAATGGCGGCCAGGGCGCGGCGCCAGATGCGCCGGCAGGGACTCGCCCTGGTCGTGATCGACTACCTCCAGTTGATGCGCGGTGAAGGCAACACCCGCAATGAAGAGCTTGGCGACCTTACCCGGCGCCTGAAGCTGATGGCCAAGGATCTGGACGTGCCGGTAATCCTGCTGTCCCAGATCTCGCGGAAGGTTGAGGACCGTACCAACAAGCGCCCGCTGATGTCCGATTTGCGCGAGTCCGGCGCCATCGAGCAGGACGCCGACGTGATCCTGATGGTCTATCGCGACGAGTATTACCACCCCGAATCGGCGGATGCCGGCACTGCGGAAGTGCTGATAGTCAAGCACCGCATGGGCGCAACTGGCGAAGTGCGTCTGGCCTTCCAGGGGGAATGCTCACGGTTCGGCGATCTGGCCAGGGATGATCTGGCGCGCATTGACCATGCCCGGGCCACCGCGAAGATGCAGAGGAACCGGAGTCGCGGGTTAGATGACTAGACCGCAGCTCGCCTTGATCGACCATGACGAATTTGAACGCCTACGCCACCTTGTCGCCGAGCGACCGGACTGGCACCTGTGGAATCACAGCGTCTGGGCAAGGAGGTATCGCGACGTTCGAGGCTACGACGCCAGATCGGCGGGCTTGGCCACCGGTGGGGTGTCGTCGGATTTCGAGGATCTGTGCGAAGAAGTTGATGAACGGTCGGCCGAGATTTCCGACGTGATTCTCGATTCCTTGCCTATCGAGCAGCGCATCGCAATCAGCTACGTCTATGAGAGCGCAGTTTGGCGATTCAACCGGCCGGGCATGCTGGAACAAACACTGGTCGCCGCGACCGTAACTTTCTGGACCCTGGCGCAGCGTAAAGGGTTGATGTGAGCACGGCGCCCAACCCCGTAGTCCTTGAGTACATTCGCGCCCTCACCAAGATGACGCCGCGCGAGCGGGCACTCTCCAACGCGCTCCTTGACCTGAAGAGCGCCGCGCTCGCTGTTGATGGTTTGCTCGAGCTGCTGCAGGACGAGAATGGGCCATGGTTCAACCCGAACACCGCACCGATCGTGCGCGAGATTATCCGGATCCTCAAGGAAGCGGGGGCCGACGCGCACGCGGTGCAGGAAGCGGTGATGGCCGATGCGCTTGAGGTAACGGTGCATTGATGGCCCCGGCTTGAAATGACAGTCCAGAAACCGCCAACGCTAGTGCAACAGGGGAAAGGTGGCGGCGTAAAGAAGGCGCCCCGAAACGAGCTGAAGCCTTCCGGGCGATGCCGACTCACTACGGCCGACGTTGCAGCGGCTATCGCCTGGCGGCTCGATGGCATATCTGCAGTCGAGATCGCGACCCTGACAGAAGCGTTGCGGCCGCTCGCGGCTGACTTCCGAGAATCGCGGCCAGAGGTTGCGCAAGTGCTCGCCGATCTTCGCCGACCCGGTGACCGGCGCGGCGCGTGGTCATTGGCAAATGCCATCCTCGCGCGTGACGCGCAACGGCGTGGCGATGTTACCGAGTTCATTCTCGCCGGGATCGCTGTGATCGAGTCCATGAGGAGGTCTTTAAGCAACAGCGGAAAGCGGCGCAGCCCACTGAAGCCCAAGATGCGGCAGCTCAAGGCGGTGCACCCCGACCTGTCGCCAGTCGCGGCATTTAATGCCTTTGTCCATGGGTACGATGTCGATGTCCGCTATGTCGTTGCAGACGACGCGCTACGCATCGACGGTTGGCAGCTTCTGTCGCGTGAATCCTTTTGCAGGGTGTATCGGGAGCTCTAGCTGCCTGTGGGTTGGTGCGCATTTTGGCACTAGCGCCAACACCATCTGTTTGGCACGTAAGCGCCTCGCAAAGCCTAATGGATCGAGGCTGTGTTAAAACGCCTGAGAAAAAGTGCCGAAACCTTCTCAAGCTCACACCGTGGTTACTAGACGCCGCAACTACAGGATAAGAGTACTGCGCAGAACCGTCAGGCATTCCGCGTCCATGAAGGTATCAACCTGCATTCCCCCTCCCCCTCTTGGTATCACCATCGAGTCACCATCGAGTCCTGCCGTCAATTCAATGGCCCGTACGCGCTCAGCCATGGTCAACCCAAGACACGTGCCCACAACTAGCCGTCGGGTAGGTGTGCCGTTTTCTAGAACGGATCGGGCCCTGCACGTTTCCTCTGAATCGATCCTTTGCAAGTTTGTCAGATCAAATCCAAACCCAAGGAACGCGATGCGCTTGGCTTTCTTCAATTGTTCGCGCGCAAGTCGAAGAATGACATCGTCGGACCGTCCCTCTGGGATCACTCGCAATGTTTCTGCGGCGGATGAGACACACTCCCGGTTGGCTCCTTTGCCATACGTTACGTAGCCCTTCGAATTCGGTAGGGTGGCTCCCAAGGTTCCATAAATGTGCAGGATGCTGAGAGAAGTGAGCTTCGCCAGCACTTCTTCAGTTGACCGGCCATAGGCATTGCGGAGCGCCGTTAGCAGGTAGTGTTCCAACGAGCGGTCGTAGTTGAAACTAATGATCTGCAACTTAGAGAAGTCAAGGGCCTCCCAAGACTCTACGGCGATCTCGTTAAACAGATATTGATACCAGTGATCAGGGTGTTCCGGGGTGAACAACTTTGAAAAATGTTCACATCGCAACAAAACAGCAGCAATGGCGCGCTTGCCAATGTTGATGTATTCGGGACGCCGCGCCAGGAAGGCATCGATTGACATCATTTGTGAGTACATGAAGGCCGTCAAGAAGTCGGCTAATTCGCCCTTCTGTTCGCAGAGTCCTGTCTCGATCGAATAGCCTTCCTTATCGGCGCTCCCAAGTTCCATCAACTTTCGACGCAGCGATGCGCCCACTGGGTAGCCGACCGCGACACTTGCTCCAGCTCCAAGGACAAGAACGGTTTCTCGATTGATCATGGTCTTAGCCGAAAATGTTGATTACAGCCCGCGTCATCGGTGCCGGGATGACGCGAATTCTACGACGAGGGTTGAATGCGCAATAGCTTCGCGTAGATTGGCGCCGCAATTTTGAAAAACGCTAAGCAATACCCCGGACGCAACACGTTGCATCCTCGCTATTACTTGCACGGATACCTATGCTGGCTCCATAGACCAATCCTGGAGCCACCGTCATGACAACCCCCATTTGTACAACCATCACGCGCGATCCACGCGCTACGCCGGCCGCGCTCGCTGTGGTGATCGCTGCCACTGTGGCTGACGTTGAGTGCCGCGCAGCGGCGATTGCCGACATGGAGGAACGGCTGTGCCTTGATCTCGCCAAGCAGCGACTCGGGATGGCAACCTCCTCGATCGGAATGCGGACGTCGCAGGAGCAACTGGCCGCGGAAACCATGAATCTTGCCAATACGCGACGGATCCTCTCCGGCCTTCGCGCGATAGAGGCGGCGAGCAAAGCACAGCCCGCCGGCTCGATGGAGCGCAGACGCGGGGGCAAGGTCGTTTTCGACAAGGCACTTGGCCAGATGGTCGCGGCGAAGGCTTGATCATGAGACTGCACTGGACAAGAAACGACACGGCTGTTTGCGCAAGGCGCTGCCAAGCGGGCGCGACCGATTGATTTACGGGATTTTGAAGGAGGATTGCAAATGGATATGAGTCGATTCCGTGAGGCGCTGCGTATGGGAGTAGCGCCGGGGTCTCTGCTTTGGGCGACACGCCTGAACGACATGGGCAAGGGCGACGCTCCAGCCGCACCGGACTACACGCCGGTGGCGAACGCCTCCAAAGAGTCTGCTCAGATCATGGCGGATCAGGGTGATCGCGTGCTCGCAGAGACCAAGCGCCAGTACGATCAGAATGTGGCCGTGGCGAAGCCGGTCGCCGATGCGCAGCTGGGGATGATGCGACAGTCGATCGATCAGGGCAACGACTATTACCAGTACATGAAGGACAATCAGCGGCCGGTTGAGACTGCGCTAAATGCGGAGTCGATGCGCGATACGACCTCCGCTGATGCCGCCGAACGAGACGCCATTCTTACGCGGCAACTGACAAACGCTGGGCAAGACGACACGGAGCGGGCGCTGATTACCGGTGGTGATCAAGGGGTGTATGACGCCCGCAAGGCCGACATCGAGGGCGGTGTCGGAACGGCTGTCGCTGACGTGCGCAATGGGCAGACTACCGCGGCCAACATGTTGTTACGCCAGGGCATGCGCTACGGCTACTCGCCGGCAAAGATGGCGACGATGGCGGGCACCACGGCCGGCGCCAACGCTTCTGCCGTGGCGGCTGCAGCCAACGGCGCCCGCACCACAGGGATTGACCGTAGCCGCGCGCTCCTGAGCGACAGCTACAACATGCGCAATGCGACCAATGCCGGTGTGGTCAATGCCATGACGACCCAACGCGGCATGCGCATACAGGACAATGCAACGGGCTGGGCCAAAAAGATGGACGTCGCCGGCCTGTATCGTGGCATGCCTGGCGCCTCGACCGGAGCCTATTCAGTCGCCACCGGCGCCGGAAATTCGGCGGTGAACAACACGATGGCGCCGGGTACAGCCATGGTCAATGGAACGACGACGGCCGCAAACCTTACCGGGACCGGACGCTCGTTGTTGCAAAGCGGACTTGGTACCGTCGCCGGCATGCAGGCAAACAACTACAACACCGCGCAGAACAGCCCAAGCCCGCTTGGCGGCATTGGCTCGATGCTGGGCGGAGCGGCATCGTTGTATTCGGCGTTCAGTGCAGCTGCACCCCTCGCGGCGGCTTCAAGCAAGAAGCTCAAGACCGACAAGAAGCCAGTCAGCGCAGAACTCATTACCAGGGGATTGCAGCGCATCCCCGTCGAGGCATGGAAATACAAGGACGGTGAAGGCGATGGCGGCGAGCACATCGGCCCCTATGCCGAGGACGTGCAGCGCGAATTCGGCGACCGCGCAGCGCCGGGCGGGAAGAAGATTGATCTCGTGACCATGAACGGCCTCGCGTTGGCCGGAATCAAGAGCCTGGCGGACCGCCTGGACAAGATGGAACACAAGATCGGCATGCGGCGGAGAGAACCATGAGCAGACGCAATCCATGGGGCGAGTTCTTCCAGAACTTCAATTCCGCTTACGACACCGGGAACAAGGTAGGAAAGCAGATCGGCATGACGCGCGCCGCCGGTATTCAGCCCGAAACGATTGAAACGCAGACGCTTGGCGACGAGACCACGACCGGCAACGACGGGATGGTTTATGACTCCGACACCGGCCAGTACCTACCGAAATACATGGACCGCGGCCAGCCGACAGAACAGGCCCAGGCGCAGCAGAACACTCCACCGGATGAGCCGAGCCGCGCACCGGAGGGGGTGACACCGACCTTCGCTACCGAGACGAGGCGGCAATACCGACTCGGCAGCAAGACGCAGGATCAGCGATTCACCGATGACCAGCTCGACACTCATCGCCTGAGGGGCATGAGCGCAGTCGCGCTGCGCTTCGGAGATCCGGCAGAAGCCGCGCAGTACGACGCACTGGCGGCCAGGCGCCGGCAGACATCCGATCAGGAGGCAATCCGCACCGTGCTTGCTGGCGGCGACACGCGCGGTGTAGTGCCTGAGCGATCATCGGGTCTTCATGGCAAGCCCGAGGCCAGCGACAAGCCGATGGAAGCGGTAGTCCCTGCTGTCGGCACGCAGAAGCCGCGAAGCTATCTGGAGACGGTAGGCCCCCGGGTCATGGATGCCTACCTCAAGCAGGGCAAAGTTGACGAGGCCAAGGCATGGCGCGACTTCACCGAGAGCGAGGGTGGACACGCCTATGCAAACGACTTTGCACAGGCGCAGCGACTGGTTACAGCGGGGGACTTCGAAACAGCTGCGCCGGTACTTGAGCGCCTGTACAACCGCGGCTATCCCGATGGCCGGCAAGCGAAGTTGACAAGCCTGGGCGATGGGAACTTCAAGCTCGATGTCTTCGATCAGAAGAGCGGGCAGCAGCTTGGCTCGAAGACCATGCCGGCCGCAGATATGGGCAAGATGGCGATTAGCGCCTTGGCGCCGACAAAACTCGTGGAGTTCATGGCGAACCAAGAGGGCAAGCGAGCCACCGAGGCGGCCAGCTTGAACAAGTCGCTTGAACTCGAACGCTTGCGACAGGAAGGCCGAGACACCCAAGACGATCGGCGCGATGAACGCCTAGCGACTCGAATAGGGGCAGATGCTGAACGTCGTGCGGGTAAAAGTCCGCTTACGCCGGCCCAGCAGCGCAGCAATGCCGAGATCGACGCGGCACGTGAGGCGGTTGCCGGAATGTCGCCGCAGGACATCATGCGTAAGACGGCGAAGGCTACAAACACCGGGCGCGAGAATCCCGACTACGACCCTAGCTTGGCCCGCCAAGCAGGACTGGCGAACCGGCGCAAGATAGGCGATGACGAGTTGTTCGACACTCGGCAGAACCGGCAGCAGTCGGGTGACACCTTTGCCGGCAAGCCGGTCACCGAAATGACCGAAGCCCAGCTTCAGCAATTCGGGCGCTCTGCCGGCGCTGAAGGCAAGGCCAAGATTGACACGGAACTGACGCGCCGAGCCTTCATGGGCGATCAGACGATGCAGGGCCATCGATTGGGCGAGATGACGCCGAAGGGCTACAAGGTGTTCGACCCGCAAGGTCGCCACGTTGGCTACTACCGGAGGTAGCCCGTGCCCTTCATTCCTATTGACCGTCGTCCCTCTGGCTTCCCGCATGTCAGCGAGTTCGATCAGGTCATGCCGGACGAAAACCGCGCGGCGCTTGAGTCCGAGTATCGGCAGCGATTCGGCAAGGAACCGCCAGCCGCGCAGCGTGGTTTCATTCCGTTGGCGAATGCCGAAGGCGACAAGGCGCAGAGCGGGTTCGTGCCTCTCGAATCTGCCGACGCGGAAGGCCCCTCAACCATGCAACGCGCCGCGATGGCCGCTGAGCCCTACGTCACGCCGGCACTCAAGACGGTGCAGGCAGTGGCAACTGGCTACCCGGTTGCCGAGACGGCGGCGAACTTGGCCACCATGGGCGTGTCGCTTCCAGTTGCCGGCATTGCAGGCATGGGCGCGGCAGCGAGTCGGGCGCTGGGCCTGACCGATGCGGATCCCGCAGACGTGGTTCATGAAGTCGGCAACGCACTGACCTATCAACCCAAGACCGAGCTTGGCCAGCACCTGACAAGATCGGCGACCTACCCGTTTGAACTGCTGGCGAAGGGTGGAGCAGCGGCCGGCGACAAGGTACTCGACGTCACCGGCAGCCCGGTAGCGGCAACCGCAATCGATACCGCGATCAACGCCCTACCGATGGCCATAGCGCCCGCCTGGAAGGCCGGCAAGACGACCGCCGCGCACGGCCTCCTCAATCACCATCCGCGGCCCTCGCCGGAAATTTTGCAAAAGCTGTTGCGGATTTCTCCGGATGAGGCGAGCGCTTATTTCGAGACATGGCAAGCCGCCAGGGCCGCCAAGACTGGAGGACAGAATGCAGCCTCTGTATCGCCGGTTCCGGGCGGAATACAACATTTGGACGCTCCTGCGGCAGCGCTGCACGAACCCGTCCAACCAAGACTGGAAGCACTACGGCGGGAGGGGGATCAAGGTCTGCCCGCGTTGGATGGAGAGCTTCAGCAACTTCCTGATGGACGTTGGGTTGAGGCCGCACCCGAGGCTTTGGCTGGCGCGGCAGGACGTGAATGGGGACTACGAGCCGACGAACTGCCAGTGGCAGGAACCGAAGTACCCGGTCGGCAATCGGCGCTTTTGCCACAAGGAGATTTGGCGCGGGGAGAGTTTGAACATCGTGGAAATCGCGCGCCGGGAAGCGATCTACCCGAACACGTTCCGGCATCGCCTGCTGAAACAGGGAATGGACGCGGATTCAGCGCTGTCATGCCCGATGACGCGCCGCGGCGGACCGACGCTATTGACCTTCAAAGGACAGACGCAGAGCCTGGCGGCATGGGCTCGGGCGGTTGGGATCAATCCGGTAACCCTGCAGGCGCGCCTGTTCCGCTACGGGATCGAACCCGAGCGAGCCCTGACCAAGGCGGATCTGCGAACGAATCCCTGACCCGTGCCGAGCGCATCCTGAACGAGCACGGCAGCATCGCCGGCTGGGTGGACTATTACAACAAGCACGTCCGCGACGGCTACATGATCGAGAGCTTCAGTCGCAACCAGGACGGATCCCATTCTCTCCGCGTGAGCAACGGCAGGGAAGCGCGCACGGTGACGATACCGGCCGACAGGTTGCGCGAGCACCTGAATGTCCTTCGTGATCCGGCAAGGGTTGCGGAACTCGAAGCGCGGAATCAGGGGGATGTCGTTCTCGGGCGCAATGTGAGGGAATTGGATGATTCGACGTTGGCCCGGTGGCGCGACATGGTCTCGCTGTCGGATCCGGCACGCTTGAAGCTTGAGCGCGAGGCTGCACGTCGCCAAGGCCAAGCAACGCAGGCGACAGCAGCATCGCTGGTCGAAAAACAGGAAGCGCAGCCGCTGTCCATGCAGATTGACCAGGCGGCGCACGAGGCAGCGACATCGCCGCTCAACGACAAGCCGCAGCCAACGCCGGCGCAGATCGACGCCGGGACGTATGCCAAGGGACATCTTGACCTGCACGGGCTCAAGATCAGCATCGAGAACCCGAAGGGCTCTACACGCCGCGGTACCGACGCCAGCGGGCGCCCGTGGGAAACCGAGATGAAGAGCCATTACGGCTACATCAAGCGGACGCTCGCCAAGGACGGTGACCATGTCGACGTCTTCATCGGAGGCCGTCCGGAATCGACACGTGCTTTCGTGATTGATCAGATCGACCCGAAGACCGGTAAGTACGACGAGCCCAAGGTCATCTTGGGCGCACTCGATGAAACGGAAGCCCGCGCGATCTACCAAGCCAACTATGAACCCGGCTGGAAGGGGCTGGGCGCAATCACTCCGATGGAGATGGACGCGTTCAAGGGCTGGGTGAATTCGGAGGCATCGAAGAAGCCTGTCGGGCTGCCAAGGATTGTTGGCAAGGCAGTGACCGAGTTCGACGATGCTGCGCTCGCGCGGATCGCGGAGAGCCGATCCTACTCGGATGTTGCGAGGACGAAGGCCCAAACCGAGCTCGAGCGCCGTACTGCCAGCGCCGACTCTACGGATGAAGCGGTTCGAGCCCGAGTCGGGGAGACGAGTTCGCCGCAAGACATGGCAGCCGGCGTGCAGAATGGAACATGGAACCCCGGAGCAAACTACGCACCATTCGCCGATCAGATGCGCGCCCCGGAAGCCAAGGCCAAGACCGTTGCCGACTTGCCGGATCCGCTCCGGCGCGAGCAGATCGTCGGCGACCTGGCGAAGGCGCTCGATACCACGATTTATGAGGGCCGCGTCAAGGGCAAGCGGCGCCTTGGTTTCTTTCGGCCAGGCGTCAATGAGGTCCGCATCAAGAACGCCGCTGACATCGAAGTGGCCGCCCATGAAGTTGCGCACCTGATCGATCATCGCGTGCCAGAAATATCCAGCGCCTGGCGCAGCGACAAAGCCCTGCGCGAAGAATTGAAGTCGGTCAGCTACGACCAGAAAAGCGTCAAGGAGGGATTCGCCGAGGGCGTGCGCCTATTCCTGACTCAGCCTGACGTACTCGAGGCCCGGGCACCGAAGGTCCACGCCTGGCTCGAATCCTTCACGCAGGATCACAAGTACGGTCCGGCGCTGCGCAAAGCGCAGGATCAGATGACGTCATGGTTCGGTCAGGACGCGCTCAACCGGGCGCGCAGCAAGATCGGCAGCGACAAGCCCCTGGCTGAATATTTCGACGGCTTCTGGGACAAGTTCCGGCAATCCACGGTCGACGACCTTCACGGCATCTACCGCATGGAGCGCGACCAGACCGGCAAGATCAACCCGAACGGCCCATATGAATCAGCGCGACTGTCGCGGGCCTCGGCCTCGATCGCCGACGGCGCGATACGTTTCGGCTACCCCGTGAAGAACCGCGACGGCTCCTTTTCATGGAAGGGCCGGGGCCTTGAAGACATCCTCAAGCCTGTTGCCGAGAGCATGGACGACGCCCTGCTCTACTTCGTCGGCCGTAGTTCCGCTGAGCTGATGGCACAGAAGCGCGAGCATCTTTTCACCAGGGGCGAGATTGACGGCATGCTGAACCTGCGCACCCCCGAGCGTGAGAAGGCATTCCAGGACTACCAGGAGTGGAACCGCGGGATCCTCGATTTCGCAGAGGCGCAGGGCATCATCAACCCCGAATCGCGCCGGCTGTGGCAGCGCACGCAATACCTGCCCTTCCATCGCGTAGAGCAACCAGGAGGCATCAAGGGCAAGCCCGGCGAATGGTCCGGCATTCAGGCGCTGACCGGGGGAACCACGAACATCAAGGACGTGCTGGGCAACATGGTGGGCAATGCCGCGATGCTGCTGGACAAGGCCGTGAAGAACGAAGCGCGCCTCAAGGTGGCCCGACTGTCGCAGATGGAAGGCGGCGGCAAGTTCATGGTCAAGATCGATACCGAGTCGCGGCCGGTGAAGATCAGCGGTGACCAGGTGCTGGAAGCCATGCTCAAGAAATACGGCATTGCGATCGATGGCGACGCGCCGGCCTTCTTCGAGTTTCTTATGAAGGGCCAGCCGCCTGCCGGCAAGAACGTGGTGGCGGTGCTGCAAAAGGGCAAGCCGGTCTGGTTCGAGGTTGGAGATCCACTCCTATACCGCGCGCTCTCGGCCATTGACCGGCCCGTTCAGTCGGAAGTCGTGCGCTGGCTGGGTCTGCCGAAGCGGATCGGCCAGGCATCGATTACCGCCGTCCCTGATTTCTGGCTTGCGAATATCGCCCGCGACACCATCATGGGTAGCGTGATGTCTCGCTCCGGCTTCCGGCCGATCCTCGACAGTCTTGACGGCATGCGGATGCGGATGACCCAAGACCCGATCTACAAGGAATGGGTAGCCAACGGCGGCGGGCTCAGTTCGATCTATCTGGACGAGGGCCACTTCCGCGCCAAGTTGGAAAAGTTCTATGGCCGGCAGGGCATCGATTACCGCACCGTCCTGGACAGCCCAAGCAAGCTCTTGAACATGATCGAGACCCTGGGTGATGCCTTCGAGTCGAGTACGCGCCTGGGTGAGTACAAGCGCTCTGTGGCGCGCGGCGACAATCCACGGCATGCGGCCTACCTGGCGCGCGATGTCTCAACCGATTTCGCCATGAAGGGCGACAGCAAGGCCCTGGGCTTCATGTACGACACCGTGATGTTCCTGCGCCCCGCCTTGGTTTCATGGGACCGGCTATACCGCGGGCTCGCTCACGATCCGAACAAGGGCGCGATCGCGGCCAAGGCCGGGACCATCGCCCTGATGAGCGCCGGGCTCTACCTGCTCAACCGGGACGATCCGCGCTATGCGGACCTGGCGGATTGGGACCGCGACAGCAATTGGCATTTCTTCGTCGGCGACCAGCATTTCCGCTACCCGAAGATATGGGAGATCGGCGCCATGGCATCGGGAGCGGAGCGCTCTGTAGAGAAGATCATGGCCGGCGATCCGATGGGCTTGGGCAAGGACTTCGCGCGCATCATTGCCAACACGTTCAGCCTCAACCTTGTGCCGCAGATCATCGCGCCCCTGGCTGAGCAGGCGACAAACCGCAACGCCTTCACCAAGGCGCCAATCGAGACGCCGGGCATGGAGAACGTGCAGCCCTTCCTTAGATCGAAGCCGAGCACCAGCGAGACCATGAAGGCGGCCGGCATGGCGACCCGCAATCTGCCCGAAGCCCTTCAGGTCAATCCTGCCCGGGCCGAGGCGCTACTGCGCGGGTATTTCAACACCTGGGCGCTGTATGGCTTGATGCTCTCCGATCAGGCCCTCTTTGGCGACAAGCTGCCCGAGCGACGCGCCGACCAGATGCCGGTCATTCGCAGGTTCTACACCAACGATCCGGCACAGCACACCAAGTACGAGACGGCCTTCTACGATCTGCTGCAGGAGTCCAAGCGGCTGCGCGGGACCATGAAGGAACTTGACGACATGGGCCTGCGCACCTTCGCCGATGACAAGGAGACATCGCCCCTGGCCGGTGAAGCCAAGCCGATGGAGCGCGCGGCAAAGAATCTCGGGATCATCAACAAGGACGCAGAGCAGGTACGCCGCAGCGATGCCAACCCAGCCGAGAAGCGAAAGAAGCTGGACACGCTGACGGTCGAACGCAATGCCCTGCTCAAGGCTGCAGTGACCGAATCGAAGGCGGCGCAGAAGGAGCGCGAGAAGTGACGGTTACCGGCTCACCTCGCACCCGCCCGCCCATTGCCCCCTGATGTCCTTCCTGCCGATGCTCCGTCTTCTGGCTACATTCACGACCCTGACCGCTGTAGCGATGTCGGCTGCAGCGGCTTGGGATCGAGGTGGAACCGTACTCGACAGGGCGCTGCTGGTGGCGATGGCCGTCACGATCTGCGCCGCAGCTCATCTCTTACCGGCGCTATCCCGGCGCGGTGTCACCTGGCTACTTTGGATCGCCTGCTTGTTGGCAACGGTCTATGGCCACCTGACCTTCTTCACCCATGCCGGACTGAGAGCCGGGGAAACCAGGGCGCAGCAGTCGGTAGAGGTCGCCGACGTAAGCCGGCAGATCGAGACGATGCGTGAGGCGCTGGCCGGCATCAATGCCCGCCCGGTGGCTACCGTAGCAGTAGACCTCAGCCGGGCAAGGACGGAGCGGCGCATCGAAGCGTTGCATGAGGAACTAACCGAGGCCAAGCGAGCGGCCCGGCTACGGGATGAACTGGTCGGCGCGACTGCCTCTGTCACCACGGGCAGAGCGGCAGGGCTTGCCGATCCAGTCATGGCGCGACTGGCGGTAGTCACGGGGAGTAACGAGGCCAGTATCGCCCTTGCGGTAGGTATCGGCTTCGCCATCCTCATTGAACTGACTGGCGCGTTTCTCTGGTGCGAAGCGCTCAAGACAGCGAACTCGCCGGTACAGGGGGTAGCCGAACCAGCTACGCCGGCAACAGTCGATCCGTTGGATTCGTTGAAGGATGCAGTAGAGGCGGGACTGTGCAAACCCACGGTAGCCAGTATCCGCGTCTTCCTCGGGTGCGGCCAGGGTCGGGCTATCGAGATGAGACGCGCGCTGAAAGGCTCGATATGAAGAAAGGAACCGCCATGGCGCGTCAGGCGCTGACCCAGAAGCAGGAGCTTTTCTGCCTCGCCTATATCGAGACCGGCAACGCCTCGGAAGCCTACAGAAAGGCCTACAACGCCGGCAGAATGAAGACCGAAACCATCCATGCGCGAGCGTCGGAGTTGATGGCGGACGGTTTGGTTACGGTGAGGATCGGCGAATTGCGCCAGGCCGTCGCCGCCAAGGTCGTTGCCACCGAGGCGCGTGTGATCGAGGAACTGGCGCGGATCGGTCTATTCGATCCCGGGCAGCTGTTTGCCGAAGATGGATCCTTGCTCCCGATTCGAATGATGCCAGCAGAGGTCAGGGCGGCGATCGCGTCCATCGAGGTAGAGGAAATCGACGCCGGTGGCAAGGTGATTGGGCGCGTGAAGAAGATCAAGCTCTGGGACAAGAACAGCGCGGCCGACAAGCTGTTGAGGCATCTTGGCGCCTACGAGAAGGACAACCGGCAGCGCAAGGGTGTGCTGGCGGATCTGCCGCGCGAGGTATTGCGGGCGATCATTGATCGGCTTCGAGTCCTAAACGGGGAGCGATGACGAATGCTCGAGGTGGAGGCCTGAGGCGTTCTACCTATGAAGGGCTCATGTCATCGCCGTCAAAGTGGGGCCGTATCGAATCGATGGTGTCGCGATACGCCTCAATTGTCAGGTCTGGAAAGCCGTCCGCCAGCAGCTTTGCAATCGTTTCCTCCCGCTCCTTGTACATTGCTCGCGCAAGGATGTCAGGCTCCGGGTGCATCATCACTAGCGCCCGAATGGCATCTCTGAATGCCGTAGTCATGCCGAAAATTGAAGCCTGTAGATCCTTTGGATCCATCTCGCCTGCTTTAATCATGATTCCTCTCCTTTGTCCTGTTAGTGATATTCCTGCGCACCCTCGCTTCCAGCGTGTGCTGGTGCAGGCGCAGGAAGGCGGCGGCTTCGTTCAGGTCGAGCGTGCGCATGTCACTTCCCCTTCTTCGCGTGTAGCGCCATTAGTGCCCCTCGGTTCGGCCCCGGCTTGCCCTCCGGCTTCTGCTTTCCGGCCGGGTTCATGACCTGTTCGAAATGGGATCGGATCACCAGGGGCGCGCCGTTGGGCTTGGTTCTGACGGTGAGCCCCAGGCTCTGAAGGAAACGGATCTGTGCAGCCGCCTGAGTCAGCGGCTTGCACACGTCAGCTATCTCATCCTCCGTGAGCCATGGGGGCGCGTGATGAGGGATAGTCTTGTCGGACTCCATCGCGCCCAGTCTATCGGCTACTGCCGCCTCCGTAGGTCAGAGCAGCGTCGACCAGCTGGGCGATGGCGGTCATGATTCGGATCTCGGCAGGAGGTAGAGCACGTTACCTTCCGCGCGGTGGCGCGGTGCCCGCCGTGCACTCGGTGTCAAGCGTTCACCATCGAACAGCGAGATCAAAGGGGCTGGACGAGACATCGCCCGCATCCGATCTTCCCATTCACTATCCTTACGCTGGCGCTCGCAATCTCGTCTTTGATGTTCGTCGTCCGAGACAAAGGCACTGACCATGTAGGTATTCTTTGATGCCCGCTTGATGCTCTTGGCTCCCGGTTGCTTCGCCTCCGAGAAACTTGCTGACGCGCCCGTGGGTATCGTGCCATCGGGAAAGATCGTGACGTTGGTTTTTCGCATACCTGGCTGCCCGGGCAGTTGCTCGAGACGCACGAGGCCGGCATTGTTCAGCGCAACTGCCGTTCCCACGTATTCATCACACCAATAGCCGATGTTCTTTCTCACGCCAGGTGCGTAATCGATCCAGCGCTCCGTAGAAGGGTAATTCCGACCGGGGAATGAAACCGAGGCGGAGTAGATGCCCTCACCGTAGTAGCTGCCTTTCTCGATCCGGACGGCTAAGCCCCGCTGGTCGGTCGTCTTGAGCGTCTTCTTCGGGCCATCTGGATCACCTGGAAATGCCATGCCGACGGCGAGACCGATGCGTTGCAGTTGCTCCTTGGTGCCGTGAATGAGGTCGCCCCAGAGTTTCTGCTCATACCTGAACCCGGCTTCTCCGAGCGGGCTCGCTGCAGTGCTGCGATTGAGTTTCATGCTGCACCGCCTTCTACGTTGTCGGCGATGAGATTCAGCAACACTTCCATGCCATAGGCTTCTTCATCATTCAGTGGTGTCTCGCGCGGCTGGCCACAAGCGGCGGCAAGGAAGCGAAGTGCGGCGACACTATCGGCGGTGTTGATGGGTGCGCCCTCGGGCGCCCCGGAGCTACGGGTAGAATTGGCTTTAGCCAT